TCACGCTCAGGAGGTTCTGAAGGCTTGCTTTAAGTCCTATCAGCGGTTTGGTCCCGAGCAGATGTTCTTCCGCGTAACGGGAGTGGCCGATCCGATGCGGTTTGATAAGGGCAATCCAGATGAGGACTTCGACATCAAGATTAGCTTTGATGTGCTGAACAACGATCCTGAAACCGTTGAGAACCGACTTAGTCAGTTTGTAAGTCTGTTGCAATTGGACAAGAATGGGCGTATTAATGTGGATGCGCTGCTTGAAATGAGCGCGACGCAGATTGATCCCATCATGGCTGATGCCTTCCTGCAACCGGCTGAACAGGCCCAACAACAGGTGGTAAAGATGGTGACGGAAGACCTGTCCAAGATTTACGCTGGCATTGAGGTGGGTGCTCGTCCTAATGGGGCGCAGATTGCATTGGAGGTTGTACGTCAGTACGTCACCCAGCCTGATGTCATGGGTCGTCTCCAGCAGGATGAAGCCTTCCGCACCCGTCTGGATAAGTATACTGCCCAATATCAATTTGCATTGACTCAGCAGCAGAACGCTGAGATTGGTCGTTTGGGTACAGCCCCCGCCCAGATGGGTGGAGTGGAAACCCAAACCATCAATCAATGAACTTATTTGGAACCAAGAAACATCCCCTAGAAGAACAGATTAGGTTTCTGGGGGAAAGGGAGCAGTTTCTGGACTTTCTTGATTGGGTGCAGGCTGGGAAGGAGCTAGCCATATCCAGCCTTCAACGTGCGCCGGATGGCCGTATCCGTGAGATTAGCGGCAAGATACAGGTGTATGATGAGATTCTTACGCTGTGCAACTACCAAGACCTGCTCATAAAGAGAGGTATGCGTAAGATGAGTGGATTGCCGGTTTAACTTCTGGATGCCTTACAATACGGGCTTCGCAATGCCCGTGGCGTAAAGACGGCATCCATAATGTCAAACGAAGTCCAATCGGCTAACGCAGGAGCCGACCAAAAACCTGTGGCTAAGAACATATCAAATAGCGAGCTCATCGCTATGCGGTATAAGGCTATGACGGAGGCTATGAAGGTGCCAAATTCGCCTGAAGAGCCGAAGGAACAGCCTAAAGAGGTGGTTCCCGACGAGCCAGAAGTACCGAAGGAGGAGGCACGGCAAGAAGAGCCCCAGCCAAGTCCTGAGGAACCAAAGCCCGAAGAGGAACAAAAGGTTCTTTCAAAGGATTACGATTTGGAATCCATGAGTGAATCGGAGCTTAAGGAGCTTGCACAGAAGCTCGGTAGCAAAGCTGTCGCCCGATTTGGGGAATTGACGGCTAAACGTAAGGCTGCTGAGGAACAAGTGTCTGCTCTGAAAGCAGAGATTGCCAAGCGTGAGGAATCCTCATTTGAGGCGAAGGTTAGCAATAACCCGTACGCCAACATCAACTCAAAGGAAGACCTTGATGCAAAATATCAAGAGCTTACGGAGGTGATGGAATGGGCTGAGGAGCGGCTCGACAGGGCCGAAGACCTAGCTGCCGAAGACGTTGTGACGAACGAAAACGGCAGGGAATACACCAAGCGCGAACTCAGGGAGGTTGTTAAGCGTGCGCGAAAGGCTAGGGATGTCTACATTCCCGATCAGGGAAAGCAGATTCAACTGGCCAAAAATCGCGCAGAGCTAAAACAAGCTCTGGGTGAGAAAGCTAAAACAGAGCTTTCTTGGCTACAGGGAGAGGACAATGATGTCCGCAAGCAGTATGAAGTGTTGATTAGTGACCCCAAGTTGAAAGCTGTAGAAAAGGCATTGCCCGACTTGGCACCTCAACTACCCTACCTGCTTGCCCATGCGGCTAATAGCCTGTATGCGCGTCGTCCTGCTGAGACAAAGCCAGCAGCCCGACTATCTCCCCCGAGTCCTGTGGTTTCTCAAGGCGCAGAATCCTCAAAGCCTGAGACCCGTCAGTCGAAGGCCCTGAACGACCTTTCCACCCGCTTTAACAAGAGCGGGAGTTATAAGGACTTCAAAGCTATCCGTGCTCTTCAACATTCTAAATTCTAACTATCATGGCTTTTTCAGCTACCTACAATAAAACCAATGGCACGAATGCTTCGGCCATTTCCAACCGTGAGGACCTCACGGACGTTCTGACCATTCTGGCTCCTGAGGAGACTCCGGTTCTCTCTCTGGCCGCCAAGAGCAAAGCTACCGCCACCTTCAATGAGTGGACGGTTGATGCGCTCGCCACCCCGTCTACCACTGGTATTCAGGAAGGCGCGGACATCTCGTCCTACACGGACAAGTTCACCAACCGTGCGCGTCTTGGCAACTACATCCAGTTGTTCCGGCGTGACTACATGGTCAGCCAGCTTCAGCAGGCTGTTGAGTCCGTTGGTCCGGCTCGTCTCGCTGAGGCTGAGGCCAAGTCCATCCGTGAACTGAAGCGTGACGTTGAGAAGACCATCTGCTCGGACAATGATCGTTCGGCTGAGGATGGCGCTTCGGTACGTTACCAGATGCGCGGTCTGGGTCTGTGGCTGTCCAACACGCCCGGTGCGGATGTTCCGTCTGCCTACCGTACGCCCACGGCGTCGATCAACTCGTCTGGTACGACCTTGACGGAGAACGTGTTCAACGGTCTTGTCGCCTCCATCTTCAGCCAGACCGGCAATGTGGATGCGCTGACGCTCGTTGCTGGTACGACCCTGCGTCGTACGATCAGCGGCTTTGCCCGTTCGGATGGTCAGTCGTCCGAGAACGTCTACCATGTCAACCAGATGGCTGACGACAAGCAGGTCACCCTGTCGGTGAACACCTATGATAGCGACTTCGGTCTTATCTCGGTGGTCAATGGCAACCCGGTCTGCTTGCCGGATTCGTCCCGTGGCTACCTCATCAACCCCAACTACATCGGCGTGGCCGAGCTTTTGAGCGTGGGTTCGACCCGTGTTCCGAATGCGGGTGGTGGTGAGAAGGGCTTTGTGGATGCGGCTTTGACCCTTCAGGTCATGTCGCCGCTGGCTCACGGCAAGATTACCGCCGTTTCCTAATATTAGTTGACTTAAACGAAAGCCCGTGTGGTACAATGCCGCACGGGCTTTTTTATGAACATCATTACGTCATTCCCGAAGTATTCCGATGGAGAGATTCATCGCGCTTTGATGCGGGAGATTACTACTGGAATTGCTCTTAAACAGGCTTGGGAAGGAGAGCGGGAGAAGATTTGCGCGCAGGAAGTAGATAAGATAAAGAAGGCTCAGAAGTTTGGCTTTAAGAGTCTGCGTTGTGTAGCGGTAACTCCTGCTTGGGAATGGTTTAATATCCGCAAGAAGTACGGCCATGAAGCCATGCACGACCGTGGATTTATTAAGGACTACCAGAAAAAGTTTCCTCATCTGGCTCCTAACAAACTCTAATGGGTACTGTCACCTACACCTCCATTTACAACCGCATTAAGGCGTTGGCTGGCATTCCCAGTCCAGATGCCAATGCTCAGACGCAAATCACCGAGTACATCAATCGGCGGGCTAGGATGGCGTATGAGGCGTCGGACTTCTGGCCGCGATGGTTGGTTGTTGGTGAACTGCGTAACTATCAGTCCACTACGGTAAATGCTACGGCTTTGGTTGTTGGCTACACCTATACGATTTTGACCGTTGGCAGCACCAATTGGGTAGCTGTTGGGGCTACAAGCAACACCGTTGGGGTTGTGTTTGTGGCTACTGGAGCCGGTACGGGAGATGGAACAGCTACTTGGAACAGCAACATTGTTCCATTTACCCAAGCTGGTAAAGATACGATTGATAAGTTTATCCGAGTACATAAGGTTTATCAGCCCTTCTATCTGAACTCATCGGTTGAGCTTGAGTTTTACGTGACTAATTCTGGTGCGGCGGTTGTTGGAGACACCAATAGCTCAACAGCATCCGCCTACATCACTTACAAGAAGGATTGGGATGGCCCTTATACCAGTGTAAGCACGAACATCCCAGAAGAGTGGCAGGAGTACATCAGTCACGGAGCTTATGCGGACTGGCTGAGGTCTGATGGCAAGAACGATGTTTCTCTTCAGGAAGAGGCATTTGCTCAAAACCTACTGGATCAGGAGCTTGGTGGAGTTGATGTAACCCGTTCGGTTGGAATTGCGGCCCAACGCATCTCCACTCACGTTAGCCGGTCTTTCCGTAGCAGCTAATGAATAGCTACATTGTTAATCTCTATCCGGTTCCTAATGATGGGTATCCGGGCCAGACGCTTGATGTAAATAGCGCGCAAACCTATCAATTTACTCAAGCACTGGATCACAAGACAACCTGTTGTTACATCACGGTAACTGGTGGGGACTTTTACGTCACGTTCGATGGATCAACTCCGTCGTCAACCAATGGCCATCACATCATTGTTCCATTTGCCGGATGGTGGTCAAAGGAGGCTACCCGAGTTGCTAAAATGAAGTCAACCGGTGGGGCTGTTGCCCACGTTACATTCTCTCAATTCACCTACTAACATGGCTAATTCCAAGATCGTCAATACCCCGTCTCAGGCTATTGCCCAAACGGGTACAACCCACACTCAGCGGACGATTAGTGGTACGGCTGCGGCCATCATCAACTGGACGCTCAACGCCAACACCACCCATGTGTTTGTGCAGTTTACGGGAGCTAACGCCCGAGTGACGCTGGATGGGTCTACTAACCCGACGACTTCTCTTGGCTTCCAGTATCCTGATGGGTCTACGGCCTATTGGCCGCGCCAGCTTGCCCTGAACGCCAAAGCCATCCGTGATGATGCTACGGATGTGGTTTGTGAGATTCAAGAGCTCAACTTCATTTAATGGCTAATATTTTTGAGACAGCTTTGCTGGCTAGGCCCAGTTCGGTAAACAACCGAGTTAGGCCGCAGCTTGCTGACCCTATCTTTTGGTCAGATGTCTTGATTAGCACTCCAGATACTCCCGCTCCTCCGCTTCTTCAGTACACTTTGGTTACGGATACGGGAGATGAACTTGTAGATGAGTTTGATAACCAGCTTGTAGCCGCTTTCTAAAATGCCTAACATTCGCATCAAAGACATTCCGACGACAGCTTCGGCTACTTCGTCTACAGA